GTAACGGCAAAATCAACCCGTTTCCAAGCCGGATCCTCCATCTTCACACGAAGTGACATGGGGGACCAGTAAGGACCAGTAACGGATTGGTTACACTGGCGAATGGTCGCAAATGAGGTCAAGTCGGCCGCCACTTGGGCGGGGGCTTGGAACGACACTGCGAGAGCGAAAGTTCCAGCTTGAGTGGTCGCGGCGGAAGGCCGGTACTCAATGAGGAACTCCTCCCAACGAAACTCGGCCCAAAACTGAGCCTCACCAAGAAGACCCCCCTTCAATTGCTGGGGGTTGGCGAGGATGTAGTTGGTCGAGTAAATCGCAGCCAAGTTAGGTCCGTTGAAGAAACCGGTATCAAGGGTTCTATTGATACCAATTGACAGAGGTTGGCGGAAAGGGACACGGCACGAATCCGAGCCGATGTTTTCCTTCCGAACGATCTTCTGGCCACCGCCATGCATGGTTTGCATAGAGACACCCATTGCTGGAGTCTTGGTGGAGGCCTTCTTCTTCGGGTTCTTAGCCTGGATGGCGGCTGTGGGACGCTTGTTCTTGTTTGATCTTTTGCTTTGCATCTTTTATCTCTAAAAGGGACTAGTTTAACTTCCAATGTTTCAGGTTTTTGCCGTGGTCAGGGCCTGGCCCCCAGTTTCCTTAGGGGGCCAGAGAATCAAAAAAGCAACGGTCCGAGTCTGGGACATGGTAACCTTTTGGGTGACAATGTCCTGATCTCGAACCAGTCCAGAATGGTTTGATATTGAACTGGGTTTACACTCCAGCTAGATTTAAGCTGTTCGCGTACTTGATTAGTAATCGAGACGAGGGGAGTTTCCTCTGATGTCATCGATGAATACCTTTCAACGTAAGCCAAATAAGCTAACCATGGGTCATGGGTACTTTCCTCGTAAGGTGAATCCAATCGGCAGTGTTCTGCACAAAGAGGGTGATCGTTGACATAAAAGTCGTCAACCATCCAACTTTTCGGAACATCAACCGGGGTACCGAACATCTTCTTCAACTTTTCACAGCGAATACGCT